CAGTTGTTCCAATTCCTATATTACCATTTTGATTAATATGTAATCTTGAAGTACCTTGTGTGAATAAATCAACTCCAAAATAACCTGATAAATAAGCACCATTCCCCGTTGTTGCTCCTGTTTGGTTTAATGGTTTATGAAACCCCATTCCGTAATGAGCTAGATATCTTGCTATTGCGTCTTCTCCCGTATATGCAAAATCACTAGTATTATCTATACTTACTCCTAATACTGCATCAATAGTAGTTCCTGCAGGTTTTATTATAACCGCTTTATTAAAAGTTATAGTAGCTTCCACTGTATCAGATACATCACTTCTCAAGTATTTAGGGTCTATTGAAGTTGATTTAGTTGTTAAAACTTCATCCCATGTACCCCATACTGATGTATTTCTTTGTCTAATCCATAATGTATTATTATGGAAATCATGAAATTGTTGAGCTCCATAAGCTGTACTATCCCACATTCCTGTTGTAAGAATACCATCATTAGCCCCACTAGGTTCATCTGTTGCCACACTAATATCAAATGGTCTAACAGAGTTTACAAGTATAGTTTCAGCATCACCAGCTATTCTTACACCACTAGCATTCATTGCTTTAGGTATATTAAGAACATTACTAGAAAGAGTTGAAGTTCCATCATTACCTGTTGTAGTTAATGATGTTATTCTATTATCGTATTCTGTATTCCATTCTGTTGAATTACCCCCTATCGCAGTAACTATACCATTTATAGTTGTATTATATCCTAATGTAATAGATGTTACAGTATCATTACCTGCGTTTGTATTAAATGTTAAAGGGTAAGCTCCTGAATTATTTAGTCTTATACTAAGACTTCCACCATCTCCACCAATCCACCAAACAGGTGTTCCTGTTACTCCTGTCTCTTCTAGTTGAAGAAATGGAGCTGTTCTTGATACTTTAAGGTATTCTGTAAAAGTCTTTAATCCACCTATTGATTGATTAGATGTTAAGTCAACATACCCACCTAAAGAATGGTCTCCCCAACTATAAGCATCATTCCATTGTGATATAAGTGCTGAGGTAGTTCCTAAGTTTACTGTATTGCCTCCTGTTAAGCCTAACACTCCTGTTGAAGGGGTAAAGGCTAAATCTAGTGTTACTGTCCCACTCTCTCCATTGACTGATTGCACAGCATCTGTTGGAGTAAGTAATTCTTGCCAGTCTGTTAATGTACTAGCAGTTGTTCCCTGTAATATATAGGATTTATTTTCGTCTGTTCTAACAGCCACATCTCCTGTCTCTGCTACTAATGCTAACATAGCTGCTTCATTGGCTACTACAAAGGTCTCTGTAACTGCTAGGGCAGGTATTTGTGCATTAGGAACCTTACCAGAACTATCTAGTGAGGCATACCCATTAACTTGACCTTTATTAGCTAGCTTTTCAAATAGGTCTGCTTGATTTCCTTCTAATACTGTACCTGCTATTGTACCGAAGTCTTTATTAAAGGCTGTATTTTTAGTAAAAGCTCCTTCTGCATCCCAGAATTCTAATGATGTTCCAACTGCATTACCTCTTACGGTTCTTAATGCTTCTATACTAATAGGAGTATCACTAAGCTCTGTCCAAAGTACAGCTCCTTGTCCTCCTGTTGTTCCTCCTCCTGCTCCTGTAGCTGGTATTAATCCTCTTAAATCTTTAACTGATCCTGCTATAACTTCTACCGAATTAGTACCTCTCTGTATTACCATTTCAGTTAATAAGAATCCTGTCCCTAAGAAAGCAATAGGTATAATATAGTCTCCTGTATTATTAACATCATTTACTGCATCAGTTACATTTGTATATGAACCATTAGGAAGGTTAAAGTATAATTTACAATCTTCTAGTTCCTGTGATACTGCCCCCCATATTACTATTTTATAAAATTTATTATTTGCAATTGCATTACCTAATGAATCAGTATCAATAGCTGGAGATATTCTATCTCTCTGTATGTACGGAGTTGTAAAATTATTTATTTCATATAACTTAGTACCTGTTGCCGTATTAGTGGCTGGGAAAGAATGTCTATGTAATTGGTATATAACACCTGAAGAGTATTCAAGATCTATTGATGCTGATGCTATTCCTTCTATAATGTTAGACGATACTCCACTCTCCCAAGTTGCAGGTTTGTTTCTAATCCATGCATTCAAGTGTGATAGGTGTCCCTGTCCTGTCCCTCCTGCCAGGTGATCTGTCCATTGATGAACTTTATAAGGTCCATAAGTATCTGCAGATGCTGCTGACTGTAGTAATACAGTAGCTACTGGTACATATTGTTCTGTTAGTGGAAAGCTAGTAGTACTAATTGTTAAGCTACCACTATTATTTGCATATACATAATTACTGATAGGGGCTATATCCGTACCATTTGTTAATACTATACTAACAGGTACTGGTATTTTTAAGAATTCTTGGTCTAATAATAACGATAAGAAATCACCACCATCATCTAATGTTAAAGTTGTAGTTGTAGGTGTTGTACTTATTGTTATTTCATGATCCTCTAATATTGAACCATTAAAGAACTTACCTATATCGTGGTTATTATCGATGATTCTTAACTCTGCGTATATCTTACCTACTGTATTATCTTGTTTTATAACACCTCCCATTCTAACTTCATAGGCTGGAGAGGTAGGTCTTGTTATTTGGTAAGCACCCGGTATAGTTGAAGATAGATATAAGGCTGAACCTTCTGGATAGGCTAGAGTATTTATATCATTTACTGTTCCTGATGTTGTTGCCCAACCGTAAGTTCCTGCTTCAATGTCATGGGTGGCTATACCTACTGTGTTTAGTGCAGAAGTTTTATCAGAAGCAATAGCTAGGTCCACTGTGACAACACTGTCTAAGGTTGTGCCTACTACACTTACTGCTTGTCCATTAAGTATTGTACCAACTGTACCGTTAAACACTCTTATACGTTGTTCTTGTCCTACCTGTAATACTGTTTCTGATTCATCATTATATAAAGAATATGTTTTGTTTACCTTATCATAGAACATTCTACCTTCTCTGTATGAAGGAACATCACCATCTAATAAATCTAAGTATGATCCTGATAAAATATTTGCAGTAACTGTACCATCTACAGTCATTGTACCTGTAAAGGTATCAGTTGTATTAAGGAGGTATGATCCTGTAGCAGCTGTTAAGCTATCAACTTCTGTTTGTATCGATGCTGTAAAACTATTAACTGATGCTGAGTGAATATTTAAATTACCTACCTCTGTTTGTATTGAGCTTGTAAAACTATTAACTGAAGCTGAATGTATATTTAAATTATCTACTCCTGTTTGAATAGAACCTGTAAATAAAGCTAAACTATCTACCTGTGTCTGTATTGAACCTGTAAAAATAGTTAGGGTATCTACCTCACCTTGGATAGAACCTGAGAATATATTTAAAGCATCTACGTCTGATTTACTTCCACTAAGTACTCCTACCTGGCTTAGGTAATCCTGTACATTACTATCAAAGTTAGTTATATTATCTGCATTTACTTGATCAGATCCAGATATTACTCCGTCTAGGTCAGATATTTGAGATTTTGTTATCTCTATTTCAGACTGTTTGTAATGAATAGAACCACTTCCTATATGGCCGGAAAGGGTAGCATTGGTTTGATTACTTCCGGACTGTAGAGAAGTTAAACTATTATTAATTTTAAGACCACCCTCTCTTATTGTGTCCCCTAATCCATCGTTATCCGATATCCCTATATTAATTTTTTCTATTGCCATAATAAGTTAAAATGTTATTGCTGTTGTATCCCAAGTATATATTCTTGTATCTCCTATTCTTTCTCCTATGATGTATTCTGCACAAGTAGATACGTCTGTGTTAGGCATCACTACTGTAAAATCTACTCTCCATCCTGTCAGTAAGTTACCAAAAGAATCTTCGAAAGGTGTTGCTATTGGTTCTCCATCTAGGACGTACTTCTCTTTATAAAGCCTTCCTCTCTTAAGGTTAATCTGTAATCCATTTGCTACAGCCAGGGTAGAGTTATATACGTCTGATTTATTATCCACTCCTTCCTTAGTAGTATATACACTGTCCATAATAAGGATAGACATACTAAACTTAATTGTATTATTGGCAAATGTTGTATCTCCTATTATCATCTGAGCTAGAGGGTATAGGGTTTGTTTAGCTATATCATTATCTGATATATTTCCTATTATTATAGTCCTAACTCCATGGTGACTGTTTAAGTAATTCCTTATGTGAGTAGTGAAATTATAGTATGATTGCATCTTATCTAGTTTTTGTATTATTACTTTGTTTTATTACAGCTCCATCTGCCTCTGTTTTTTCTTTTTCAAAGGAAAGGAAAGTAAGACATTCATGTACATTTCTTCTTGTTGTATCATCGAACTGGTTAATATCTCCTCTAGAGAGTGTATATATGGAAGAATACCATCCCCACTTAGCTGCAAAGTTGGATTGGATTGAGTAGTCTGTAGTACCTGCTCCTCCAAATAAGATGGGATAACGCTCAACAATTCTTTCCTAAATGATAAAAAAAAACAAATGCTCCTTTTACAGCATCCATTGGTGCAAACTTCATAATATCTACATCCTCTCTTCCTGTGTAGTCTTCTAGTATATATTTGCCAAACCTTTCTAATTTGATAGGTCTGTATAATATTGTCATTACCTTGTGTAGGTCCTGAGGATCTTTTAGGTAGGTGTCAAGATCTATATACTCTCCTATACTCATATCATCTAGGTTAGGAATGAAAGCATACTCTGTTCCATTTATAGTAAACCTCTGTCTCCATTTACACTCCTTATTAAGTACTTGTGTAATTGTAGTTATAGTATCGTTAAAATCTTTTCTTGAAAGTTGATTAACCTCTCCATATGTTAGTTGGGTAAGTAGGGATATAACTCTTAAAGAACCCTTCATAAGATCCTCTTCGTTATTAAAGATATCTTGAATAGTATTATAGTCCCCTAAGGTTATTTCACTTAAATCGCTAGGTATGTTAAGATGTATTTCTTTCATACTTAATTAACCCTTTTTCCGGATTGTGTTATACTACTACTCTCTTACTTGGAAATGCATCCAGTCATAATCCTTTTCTCTACCTAAGGATTCGAAGTTATTGCCATAGAAGATATCTATCATAGGTTCATATGCCTTTCTAGCAAATCTAGCTGTTTGATGATTCTCCTTTAACCTATTCCTAGAAGGATCTAAGTCTATAGATATACCCCAGGAGTGTGTGCTTAGTTTACTTCCTCCTCTCATTTTTCTATAATTGAAACATCCTCCAAATAAATCTATACCTAGTTTACGGATATTATCCACTCCATAATAGTATTTTAAATCATCAAAGACGTTAAACAGATCATCTGCTACTAACTTATGACACCTTATCCTTTTTACTTCAGTCTTCATATCCCAGGCCAGTCTCATTGGGTAGGGAAGTATTAGCGATGTTAGGTAAGGTTCTCCTGATGGGGTAGCCTGTCCATATCTTTCTATTATTTGTTTCTGAGTTATCATAGTATGTAGTATTCTCCTTTGTTGTTATTCTGTAGTTGGTAGTATATTGCATATCTTATAGCATCTATACAGTGGTTATAACTATCATTAGGTGTTTCTGACTTCCTATTACTCCATGTATAGTTATTCAACTCCTTTATAACGTTTATACTAGATGGGTCTATTACTAATTGGTAATCTAGAAGATAAGATAGTCCTGCTCTAATACTATCCTTCCCTTTCTTAACTGCTAATATATTTAATCCCTGTCTTTTAATCTCCTCTATTAACCTAGGTTCTGCACTATCTCCTATTATTAGTGACTCTCCTGCATACCTCTTATTTAATACTACTATATCAGAAGTTGTTAAACCTACCTCAGACACATGCTCTTTAATGTAGATACGCTTATTCTTCTTATCTATTGACGTCTGTATTAATGTAGTAGGGTCATTACTAAAACCAAAATCCTGCCCATAGACAGGTACTCCTACTTCCTTATATTGTCCTAATACCCAATTGGTTAATATTACCCCTTCTGATCTATCTCTCCAGGCTCCTAATATTTGATGTTTGTATTTGTCAGGACGATTTAACCTCATTAACTCTACACTGTCTAAGTAAGATTTAGAAAGGTTCTCCTTATTGTCTAGGTAGTTAGTGTATACATAACATACATTATCTTTTATACCACTGTAGCAAGGATCTATCCCTTGTTGTTCAAAGAAACGTTTATATATCCAATGTTCTTTTGTAGCTGGGTTTAATATAAGTATAACTCTATTATGTACTCCCTGTTGACGTATGGAGAGATCTATCTTATCAAATGTTTCCTCATCTATTAACTCCTCTGCTTCATCCAATACCCAGGTTGTTATTCCTTGCAAGGATTTTAGATTGGCTGTTTGATCTCCATTACTGGTTTTTATTCCCCTAAATAATATTTTATCTCCTGTAAGTCTATTGGTTATTTCTGTCTTAGTAATATCAAAGCTATCCTGAAGTTTCATTACCTCTATCTTCTCCAAGAATTCTGGAATAATAGATAGGTGGGCAGATGTCATTGTAAACCTAGTGTACAGTATATGATGATTCCTCTCAAAGGTTAGTCCTGTTAGTATAGAGGATACGCTATAACTCTTACTTGATCCTCTTCCTCCTGTAATTATAAAGTACCTAACATCGGAAGGAGCATCTATTAGCTTTTTAAACTTCTTATTTAGCTTCATGTTATATGTCTAGATCCTCTTCCGGTTCTTCTGAGGTAAAGAATTCTGTGAGAGGTAGGTTGAATTTCTCTCCTCCTGTAGTAATGTCTACTTTAGTCTGAGGTTTACCGTATCTGTAATGCATGAAGGTTTCCCAAAACTTGTAGTTACCGTTCTCTAGACCTTGCTGTAGTACTCCAAAGGCTACATCATCTAAGGGAGTAAGTTTTTCAATAAGTTTTAACTCATCACATTTACTTTTTCTACCGGCTCCTTCTCTCTTACCTCCGTTATTTCTTCTTCCGTCAGCCATAATTTTGAATTGTTAATTATTAATTATTCAATTTGTGTATAGTTAATTAACACTTTACCCTTAATACGTTTAGTTCATCTGTTCAGGATGGAAACCAGAGAATAAGAATAATCTCATACGTGTTAACTGTTCATCGATAGCAATACCATCTTCCTCTAATGTTTCAAGTAGACTTAAAGTCATTCCAGCTCTATCTGTCTCCAGTAACCCTAACATATACTCCTTAGCATCTTCCTTATTCTTAAATTCAAATCCTAATCTTAAATCATCTACCATGAACTCTAAGAAGAGCTCTACCTCATTGTATATATCAATGAAGCGTACTATTGTTTTTCTATCCAAAATATTTTACGTTTATCTATTATTAAATTATTATCCTTTCTTACCCATTGATAACCTTTCTTATAACAGTCAACGTATTCCCAAATATCTTTATCTAATACATGTGCAATATATCCCATGACTACTTCTTTTATTAAGTAACGTACCCACCCCTTAGTAGTGACCTTACCTGTCTTGCCAGAATAGGAATCTACGTTCCACCTTGGCGTAATAAAGGTTTATATTTTACTCCTATCTTATTTCTTCTTATGGTACTATTATTATTATTTTAATTTATATTATTATTATTATTATTATTATTATTATTACTATTATCTATTATACTGAGAACTATTTGATTAACTTTCCCACATAAGAAAAGACCCACTATCTCTAGCAGGTCCTAAAATCAAAATGAAAAATGACTCTTTATTTCTTTTATATTAATACTCTATACAAGCTACATCCCCAATCTCCAGCTTCAACCATGTATATGCGTCTACGTCATGCGTTGTTCCATCTATGTCTATGGTGTAGTTACCATATCTATCACTTCCCCATCCTGTTACTGTACCGCATTGGTCTTCCGGTGTGCAGCTACTTAATGCTAATCCTATTAGTACTGATATTATTATTGTTTTCATTTTATTGTGTTCTTATTATATTTTGTTACATCGTAGTATACCGTATTCAGTTACTTTACCATCATCATCACAATCACTTAAAATAGTTACTGTTCTTGTAATTTGTCCTGTTACTGCATCTATACGTCTATATAATGGTTTACCGTTTTCATCTACCCATTCACATTCACATGATTCTTTGATTGTTAATGGTTCTGGTGTGCAGCTACTTAATGCTAATCCTATTAGTACTGATATTATTACTGTTGTTATTTTTGCTTTTGTTATAAGTTTCATTGTGTGTTTTATTATGTTATTAATTACTCTACCAAACTTCGTCGTCGTTGTTATATGTCTCTGTTATTGCTAGGCCTATAAATACACCTATTACTATTGCTAATATAAAACCTCCCATAATTACTCTTCTGTTGGTTCTTCCTTAGGTGTTAATGCAGCTACTACTATGGTTAGTCCTTTATGTACTGTGCTAGACTCTTCTAATGTAAATGCTCCTTTCTGGTTAGCTAGTTGTAGGGCTTGTACTATAATTTTTAAGGCATTTTCTAATTCGTTGTTCATTGTATTTGTTTTTAGTTATTATATTTTTCTTTTGTTTTAAAGATCGGGGGCTAATCAAAAGCCCCCTCCCTTACTTTAGTCCGGGTCAAACACACAACTAAAATCTCCGGGCTAATTAAATTAATTATGGAAAATTAATTGATATTGTTATTAATATAAGTCCTATTATTGCCAATAGCAACTCTGTGTTATCTTTACTTTCTACCTGTCTTTGTGATCTATTGTCCATCTTCTAATTCTTTAAGTTCTACTAGATAATGCGCGTGAAGCCTTTTTACTCCGTCCACCATTCTCTTCCAACAAGGTACGCATGAGGTCCATTTTTGTTTACGGTCTACGTATGTTTGATATATTCTTAATACTATCCCTGCATCCTTAGCACTTAGTCCCTGTTTATCCCAAGGCTTGATTGTGTCTAAGCTATCGAAATCGTCACATGATAATCTACTCTTACTATAAGGAAATAACTTGTTTAGTAACGTTTGTCTTTCTTCACATCCACAATCTTCTCCTACTACCTTCTTAACTAGTTTATCTATCTTTGTTGCTTTTGTAATTTTAGCTATTGTATCTCCTAGTCCTTTAGATTTCTGAGAGTCATTGTACTCCATCTTTTCTTTAGGTGTCATTGCTCTCCACTCTTTACTTCTTTTATCTATTTTCTTCATTTCCTTTTATTCTCATGTTTAACTCTCCGTATACTTTATACATTAACTCCATCTCTGTTTCTGTTGTATACCCATTAAGTAAAGTCTTATTAATCATTACTATCTCTTCATGTGAAAGAAGGTTGTAATATCTATCTAGTAAGTAATTTAGTTCTCCTATTGTGTCGTAGGTAATTTTTAACCGTTCCATGATAACTTAATTTAATAATTGTCCGTTCTGTGAAGTAAACTCCTCTAATGTTGCTGTGTATATCTTTGCTGCTGCTTCTTCGGATGAAAATGTTCCTAAGTAATGTACCTTTCTATTTAAGTAAATTTGCGCTACCCATTTTCTAGAGTGCTTTGCCCAACATACTCCTGTGTGCTGAGATGAACCCTGCCTGTTTTTACTTACGTTCTTTCTATGTGTTATAACTTGTAAGTTACTAAGTGTGTTGTTATCTTTATTGTTATTGATATGATCAACTACTTTCTTATCTTTTCCAGATACATGTCCTAAGAATTCTTGAGTAACTAATGTGTGTACTTTGTATAGGTGAGCTTTTCCGTCTAAGTAAAGTCTTACGTGGTGATATCCCCCTTTGTCTATCCCGTGCTTTAGTATTCTATTGCGTACTTGTTTTTTGAATACTTTTTTAAATATTACCTGTCTTCCTAGTGATCTTACTCTTCCTAAATCAGATACTTGGTAATGTCCTTCGTAACCTTTAATGTCTTTCCAGTGTTCCATTTTGTGTGTGTTTTGGTGTTGTTATCTATACCTCTTTGGGTACATAAATAAATAGTCTTCCTTTTCCTTTCCATGCCGTTCGACTAAAGATTTATACTCATTCTAGATAAGCGTATATTAATTAAGAAAGAGTGTATTATATTCGGTACTAAATTTCTCTCTTAACTTAATCTTACATTTCTTTACTGTGTTAAATATACTAGTAACAGAGATGCCTGTCTGTTGACTTAGTTTTCTCATACTAATCCCTTTAAAGAATATTAATTTAAACAACTTACTATCGTAATGATGCCAGGTGTTTATCTCTTCCACTACTTTTTCATTAAGATCAGATAAAGATAAATGGTATTCTATTGAGTTAGTCTCCTGTATTATTTCTGTAGTATCAAAATCTATTACCTTCTCAGCTGTCTTCTTATTTACCTTTAAGTACGTATAATATAAATTACGAAGGGTAATGTAGATATACATTGTATTTACCTCTCCTGGCTTATACATAATCTTCTCAGGATCATTAACGTATTTGTTTAATGCTATATACATATCTTGAACTAATTCTCTAGATAAATCTAAAGGTAGTGGAGTATTATTCTTTCCGGACAATGACCTTGCCATTGCTACCCATTCACTATCTCTTTTACTGAGTAGTAGAAGGAGTGGATTTACTTCGTTTCCCATATGTACTCACTTACGATTTTCTCATCTAACTCTTTCTCAGACAATACCATCATTCCCTGTGTATATTTTGTGGTGTGTAGAAGGATGTATTTATCATCTTTAATCCCTTCTATAGATACTAAGCTCTCATCTGTAAGAGCAAACATTTGATTTAAGTGGTACTTTAACTTACTCATAGTGGTTGTTTGTTTTTGTTATTATAAACGTGACTGCTCTATTTTCCCTGTAGCTGTCTCACTTTCTAGAAGGTTATATAGTACTTGATGTAACTTATTATTTTTATCGTATGACACTGTCTTAAACGTTAATCCAAAGTAGTGGTGTCTAATTTTTTCTGAAGATCTTTTTGCTGAGTCTAATGAAGGATGTTTTTCTACTACTGAGATCATTTTAGGACTCAACCTAATTTTTTTAATATAGTAGTCCATCTCTGTCATTGCATCTATCTCAAGTCTATCATCACGCCTAAGGCATAGATATATTACTGAGAGTTCTAATTTACTTTTACTTGTTGATACCTTTAATGATTTGTGTTGTGAAGCCATATTACTTTCTTTATCTATATATAAATAGTTGGAAATTACTAATTATTATTTAGATCGATTATAAATTACGAATTATCTTATTAATATATTACTAAATTATTATTAATTTAATATCTGAATTACTATTTATCTGTATTGGGTGTTAACATCTGAAGTAAGTACTGAGGTTTTAAACTCTTATTAATTTAATATATTATATTTGATTTAATTTTTATCTCAGTATCTTTATCTATATATTATTTCCTCCCTCAGTAGATTCTATTTTGTTAATATTTTAATTTATATTGTTAATTTATATTTTAGTCTTAATTTTTTTCCCTTTTTTATATACCCAAGTATTAAGCAAACTTGGTTAACTTTTGAATTACCTACCATATCTCAGTATTATCTAACAATATAAAACAAGGATAATACTTACCTCTATTTTTACGGGTTAAGTTTCTAAATAAAAAGCTACTTGTGTATTTCTACTTATATTGGCTCTTTCGGCTTCTAACCTACTAACTTAGAATATAGTTCCCGATAGTTTAAGTATACTCTCAATAAACTACAATTGATTAAAACAGGAAAGCCTTTAATCAAAGAAGGAGCATCTTCAATGATTAAGGCTTTTTAATGTCTTTGTCGGTAGAGAATGCCCTCTCTATCCATATATAAATATACGTAAAATACTATTACACTACAACTGTATAGGTAATTTATACTCGTTCTAAATAAGCTATTGTTTTAATGTGTAATTGAAAGTAGAAGTTCTTGGCTTTTTGAGATTACAATTTTCTTTAGGAGTAACAACATCTAAGTTATCAATATGATTATCACATCTATCCCAGTTCTTATGGTGGACTTGCATACCTTCAGGAATGGTTTCTTCGTTCCAGGCCTCCCATGTCACTCTATGTCCAGCTATAGATTTTGCTTGACCCTCAGCATTAGTCAACTTATACCTTCTATACCCGTAAGAGCATCCTCCTTTTAATTTGCCATATACTTGGCCATCTTCATCTATTAGATAGTTGGGGTAATCCGGATGTTGTTTAACTCTTTTGTAGGTCATATTACACGTGATGCATTGTAGCACAGTAGTCTTAGACTGTGGCTCTGTTAACGTAACTACTGTTGTGTTGTTAGTATATAAAGAAAGAAGAGAAACGTTTATTCCTCTTCCTTTTCTTTTACTTCTTTTTCTAATGACTCTTCTAGACCTCCTTTAATTCCCTTAGTAAGAAGGTTTCTAATGGTCCTGAGTAATTTAGTTCCTGTAATTCCTTCTACATTCTCTATAATACTTAACAATTCTCTAAAGGCTATTGCTGCAGATATGATTTTAGTAAAGTAAAGCACTGTATCATCAAAATTAAAGATGTGTAAATCTATTAAAAACGAACATATAATAAGAATAAAATATGCAGTTAGTTTGTTTATGGTTAGTCCTATTCCTTTACTGGAAATATGTTTCCATGTACGGCGATTGAATATACTGAAAGTATAGTTGTTTGTCCTATAGAACTTTCCTATGCCTGTTAAATTATCGGCTAATACTAATGCTAGCATTACAAAGAGTAAGGCTTGAATCGGTAACAGGAATGTTCCTACGGAGATTATTAGTAGTCCGGCAGTTGTAAAGCTACTGTGTAGCAGTATCTGGATATGGCTCATTAGGTTTTTCACTTTGTGTATTGTTATTATCTTCAGTTAACTTAAGGAATTTACTCAGTTTGAGTATATTTTCTTTCTTGGGTTTATATTGTTTACTACTTGTATTATCCATTAACTAGTCGTGATCGATATATCTCTCACTATTATCAGGATAAGTACCTCCTAAATACCAATTTGTTAAGTTCTGTTCCTTGTCAGGAGTTATCTCTTCATTAGTATTAGTTAAATATTCAGGGTAATCACTGTGGTGATACTTAAGAAAGTTGATAAGTCTAAGCTTATATTCGTCCGATATGTTTTCTTCCTTGTTAGCTAGGTAGGTAGATTCCTGTAACGACACGCTTTCTCTTGTCTCTCCTCCATTTTGTTTACCTATCCCACTGTTTAGTATAGTATACGAAGCAAACGGTATGTAATACGCTGTAGCAGCATGAACTAGATAAGGGTGTATGTAGGAATTCTTTAAGGTTAAGTAAGGTTCTGGAACATCGCCTGCTATAATGTAATCTGAGATCTTATTATATAGGTCTGTTCCTAGTAAGGTATGTACCTCTAACTCCTGTACTGCCTTTATGGCAGGGATGAGCTTGGCTGTGTCTATGTTACCTCCTAGTATAGAGTGTTTTTTTAATTCATCGACTGATATGAAGAGTGCTGTTGCCATATTATTATTCGTTATTATCGTTAGTATTGCCTACTATATCCCCTTCTTCACTACTTTTCCAAGGTTGTAAACTATCGAAATATAAGTCTAAGGATATTTGATTGAAAGATAAAATCTTATCAAAGCCATTAAGTAAGGTTTCTCTGAAAGGTCTTATAACTGTGCTTTCCATAAAAATAGAAGCAGTCTGTATTTCATCTGCATTATTACCTAATCCTCCATTCTCCATTATACCGAATAGTCTAGGAGAGGTTACCCTATGTGACATGAAAATCTTCTTCATTGCCTCATCTGATAGGAATTGATATTGGTTATGAGCATCACTTAACTGAATGGTTTGTATGTTAGTTTCATTCTCCGAACTCTCATTAAAGGATAGAACTATTTTTCTACCTGCAGTTCCGGCAAACTTAGCATTGATTTGTTGCTCTATATCTTGTCTTTGTTTTAACGTCTTAGCCTGTCCATTGTTAAAGTTAATTAATGTAGAGGGTGCAAATCCATTCTTTATATTTGAAATATGATAAGAAGCAATTTCTTCTTCTAATTCTGCATAAACCAATCCAGCTCCATAATCAGGTGGAGAGTAGTAGAAGTTACCTGGTCTATAGTTTCGTATCATTAGTATTTCTAAAGGATCATCTGAAGTTCCGAATGCAGAAAAACGTTCTGGTTTATTTTTACCGTATACTTTACTCCAATTCTCTGAGTAGTAATATCCTGCTATAATTCCATCTTCATCTACCTTCTCTGCTCTTAAAGTATCTACAGGAATATGATAGATTTCAACTATGGCATCATGTTTTGCATTGTATATACATTGAATAGCTGCAGATCCGAATAGTTTATAATCCATTACGATCTTCTCAACATCCTCGTTTCTAAACAATTTTACAAACTGTGCCCATTCACCCGGTTTTTTTGAAGCATCCTTTGCTTTAACACCCTTCCCATATATCATATCCGCTATACCGTTAACCATAGCAGCCTGTGTTACAGAACTATTATACCTGTCTATAATGTATTGAAAGTAGTTATTATCCTTTCCGTACTGTACCCAATCCTTATAATAGCTCTCCGTTACTAAGGGCTTAGTATACGCTGAAAGGTTTACTACGTACATTTCTGGATTTGTTTCCTTATTGTCCATATTGTTATATCATTATTATATTATCCACATCATTACTACTTTTAAAAGATCCCGATGTCATATTGTATTCTCCTGTTTGATCTGTACAGAAAACTCTACCTCTGTATACTGCTACATGTGCATACTCTACTTCCATAAAGTAAAAATGTCCTTCCTGTAAGCCGAACGAACCTGTTAGTATCATAGTACTCCATTCATAGGTAGGTTCAAGTGATTGTACTACTGTAACATTAGTATTTTCATCTGTAACCTTTAGGTTCACAATAGGAGGGAAGTTATTGGGAATCACTTTAAATCCCTGTGGCTCTGTGGATGTAGTTAGTATCGTCATAGTTTATGTTAATCTATAGTTAATTAACGCAAAGTTACAATTATGTTTTACCTCAAAAAAAAAGAGGAAGCTTTTACACCTCCTCTCTAGTCTTTTTAAAAAAAATTATATTATACTGTAGCAGCAGATCCACTTAAGAAGTTAGCTGGTAAAGGCTCTCTCCCTGTCATTGTCAATGTATAGCCTGTAAATTCGGCTAGATCTCCTCCTGTTCCTATTGTTCCTCCTGTTACTTTAGCCCCTCTTGTTAATCCCATAAGGAATTTATTACCGTTTCTATCAGTAATTCTTACCTGAGGTCTACCATAAGTAACCAGTTTAAGCTCTTTATGAGAAGTCTTATCTAATTTCTGAAGAGATAAAGAAAGTACTTGCTCATAAAATGTAGTACCTGCATCCATATCTGAATTAACATTCTCGATATAGCTGTTAGCAGTACTGTTTAGTTCGTATTTATACCATGTTGGTGTTACTCCGAAGTCAGTAATAACATCGGTATCTCCAACAGCATAAGAAGCAGAAGTAGCCATAGTAGAGTCATAATCAGCAAATTCGACATAGTCTAATCCACCTATACTATCTGTACAGTTATCTAATCTTCCTGTTGTTAAGTTACAAGCCATTTTATATTAATGTTTTTATAAAAAAGAGGGTAAGGTTAGTCACCCTCTTTCTTTGAGTTATTAATTAGGCTGAGTAGTAATAAGTGATCTCGTCAGAGTTTACATATTGAGTACCAGCTTGATATACCATTTTAAATCTTACATTGTCTGAAAGATCATGGTCGTGCATGTCTAAGATAGAAATCTCATTTGATTGATCAGCTAATCCTGTACCGAAGTATAAGTTAGATTTTTGGAAAGTAGCGATAAAGTTAGCAGGAGCTCCGTGAAGCACTTTTAACATATGCCCTTCAAAGTCAATTCCTTTCTCACCTTGGTTATATTCATTTCTGAATCCTAAGGCAGATAATGCTCTTTTGTAAGCTTTAGCTACTTTTACTGATACTACGAATTGTATATCATCTGAAGCTAATACAGCATCAGGAGTACCATCATATACAGCTGCTAATCTTTCGATTACGTTTGCTGCAGTAACTGAACCAGATACAGTAGTAATTTCATTTGTTGATCCGTCTAATTCCCAAGCTGTAACGAATCCACCGAATTCACCTACTGTTGCACTATTACCTGACCAGATATTAGAGTCAATTTTAGCTGCTTGTTTTTCTAATACTTTAGCAATGAAGAATTCCTCAAAGGAAGGAGGCATTACTTCGTTAGGATAGAATCCCATCTCTGCTGCTTCCCAATCGTTTTTAAAATTATCTTTACATAATTCTATAGGTAGCATTAATTTTTTAGGAGTAAGGATTCTTTCTGATAATGTAACAGATCCCGTTGGAGAGAAGTCACATGCGAAATCTACTGTCCCGTCTGCTAAAGCTAATTTATGTAATACTGCTTTGTACTTCACGTTAGGAAGAACAGAAATTACATCTTGTTCAATAGTGTTTGCTGCCTTTACAGCTGCACCAATGTATATACCAGCATCTTGACCAGCATATGTACTTGTTAATGAAAATGTTGTTGCCATAATAAGTTAATGTTTGTTTTTGTTTTTAATGTTAATGTTTTGCACGGTCTATATGCGATAATATTGTATTGAAAGGATTTGTACTTCCTTTAGCTTTTCCTTTAGAAAGCATTGTTTTGTCAAATACTGGAGCATTTACTACTTTCTTAGCAGCAGGCAATTCAGATAATTTAACGTTAAGTCCTTCTATTAAGGAGTCTTTTTCGGTTAGTGTTTCCTTAGATAGTTTCAATTGTGATACTAGATCGTCAACCCTCTTTTCTAATTCGATTACTTTAAGTTCAACTTCTGAAAGTTGTTCTTCTGTCTCTGTGCTTTCTTCAGCAGGCATTTCTTCTTCAGCTTCTTCTTCCGGCATAGCTTCTATTGATGCTATAATTCCTTCTTCTTCAACTGTAAGAATCATTCCACCTTCTAGTTCGTAATCTCCTATAGGTAACGCTACATTCTCTGTTTCCGTTACTATGAAGACTGCAGCACCCGGTTCAAATGATTCAGCTTCAATGATTGTTACACCATCTACTAAAGTCATTTGCTCAAGTTTTACTTCTACAGGCTCACTAGATAATAGTACTCTAATAGCTTGCATTGTGTCTTTAAGGTTCATAAATGTTTTAAATAAGTTAATATGTTAGTATTATATAATTAAGTAATAGATTTTATCTATAGCGTTGTACTTTCATCCTCTTCCTCCATATCAAGGGATTCAAAGAGCTCTATAAGTTGTTTGTATAATTCCATTTCTTCTTCAGTACCTTCTATACCTTCAAAAATATCTTCTTCCTGGTATACATCTTCTTTCTGTTCTAATGCTTCAAACTTTTGAATCTGATCTGTATAAGAACCCTCTACTGAGTATCCTTTAATTGTACCATCTTTAATCATCTCCCAAACAGCATCATCTTTAATTATACTCATTAGCATCCAGGTCCCTTTAGGAAGATCAAACCCATATAGAGTAGACTTATCCTGTTTAGGGTCATCTATAATCCAAGTCTCTGTTACATGAATTCCTTCTAGTTTAACTGTATGTTCTAGATTAGAATTAGACTGGTTTCCCTTTATTTGAAAGTTTTGAGCTGTTTTTCTAATAGTCTCTTCTCCGAAGTATACATAGAAAGGATTACCGTCCTTATCTTTTCGTAAGATCATCTTATTAGGTATTAAAGCAGGTCCTACTACCATTCTCTTTTCTTCATCTATCTTAGAGAAGTCTGTTATATATTCCTTACCGAAGTGAAAGAAGTCTATTTCAATGGCAGGGGCAGTTACTAAAGATACTACATCTACTCCTGAGAAAGGATTTAGATCGTCTAGGAACAGTTCCACTATTTTAAATGTATTAGGTTTCATAGTTATTTGTTTTTATTATATAATTAACACTGAATTCTTTAAACGGTGTATTTTAAAATGAAGCACTCTCTTCAATACTTCTATCAAATTCCTGTTGAGAACTCATATCAGTACTTACCACATATGTCTTAATAGGTTGGTTTCCTAAAGATTGAGCTAATTGATTAGTTCCTGAAGTTCCTACTACGTTAAATTGAGCTGGTCTACTAACAGGTGCTGGGACTGAAGATGCTCCTCCTGCTCCTGCAGATGATAGACCTCCTCCACCTCCGCCTCCACCTCCTAAGGCTTTGACTGCTTTTGCTGTTGCTGCTACTGTTGAAGCTATCCCTATACCAAGTCCTATGTTGTTTGCTGCTATAACTGGAATGGCAGAAACACCTGATGTTAGAATGGCTTGTGGTGTTGCTAATGCTCCTGCATTGGCTGCTCTTGTAGCAATTATTTGTTTTGCAATACCTACTGCAGCCTCTCCAACTATAGATGCTGCTTGTAGAGCTTTATTCTTTCCTGCTATTTTTCCTAGTAGAGCAAAACCTGCTCCAATATTGTTAAGTTGTGCATCTTGTATAGCTGCCTTAGCGTCTGCAACCGTTTGTTCTAATGCAATTTTCTTATCAGCCTCCTCTTTTTCATACTCTGCATATGAAGCATTTGCATCTCTCTGTCCTTGTCTTGCTTCTTCTTCTTTTTCTGCTACAGTCGCTAAATGTGCTACTCTCTCTCCTATTTCTCTAGCATTTTTCTGTTCAGTTGTTTCTACATCTAATGTACTTACTGCTACAGCTTCCTCTCTTTCCTGTTTTACCTTGGGTGTTGTAGGCTCTTTTTTCTTTGTTTCTGTTGGATTAAGTAGCTCTTGCTCTAGTGTAAGAAGTTCTTCAAGTGCTAACTTTTTTTCTTTTATTCTTGCTTTCTCTTCATCACTTTTCTTTCTCTGTTCTTCACTAAAACCTAATATAATACCCCACCAAGTAGCTTGGCTAGCTAAAGATTCCTCTTCTGCAAGTGATGCCTTAGCTTTAATTATTTGTACTTTTATTGAATCAAGTTTATCTCTTAGTAAACCCTTTTCTTTTAAAGCTATTCTTTTAAGAACTTCCTCATTACCTTCATTTACTCTCTTTTCAATGTCTATTCTTTTAAGCTTTTCATCAATGATTGAGATATTAGTCTCAAGGGCTGCATTCTGAGCTTCTATATTCTCTGTTGTACCTGCTACAAGTTCTTTAATGTCCTCCCAATATACTACAACTAAACCAACTGCAACAACAAAGGCACCAATACCAGTAGCAATAAGTGCAGTCTTCAGACTTTTCAAACTAAAGTTAAATAGCTTGGTTGCCTCTGCTGCATCTCTCAACTTGGATGCTAATCCTCCTGTTAATGAATCTAGTACTGCAATAGCACCTCCATTCTCTCCAACTTTCTCCAGTCCAGAAGAAGCATTGCCTGCCTCAGTTTTTACGCCCTGTAAAGATCCTTCAACCTTGTTAATGTCTGTATTTAGATCATCTAGACCTGTAGACTGTACATCTACGACTACGGTTTTTTTTACCATGTTTATACTTTTTTATTTCGTTTCATTGAATTCCTTGCTTCTTTTATGCTTAGAGGGAGTTGATACTTTCCTTTAGCGATATCTATTGTGTCTCCACAGTCATAGAATGTAGCTGTCCCTAGTAATTCTATTAGTGATGTTATTATATTGTTTTCCATCTTTATTTATTTACATATTATATTCATTAGGATACCCATTTATTAGCCATCCAATAACTACCATCAAAAATAAACCTCCAAGTATCACCATCTGATATAGATACTTGACTTGAAGTAGGTCCTGTTGTTAATAATTGTGTGCCATTACCATCTACATATAGTATTGCAGTAGTTCTTTTAATTTCAATAACTCTACCTCTGATTGGATTTGGTGGTAAGTACACTGTACATCCTGCTACATTATACCCAACTACAAATACTGTATCTGATGGTACATAATAGATTGTAGAACCTGATGAAATTTGGTCAGTTTGATAGTAAAGTCCTCTAGCAAATAGATTAACAAAGTATCCACCAAATGCAGGAGCTTTGTTACCTACATAACTGTTACTTGCATTTCCAAATACACCTACAATAGCATTCTCTCCACCAAAGGCTGATTGTGCCATCTTACCAAATCCTAATCCTACAATTGCTCCTTTAATCTCAATCCCTGTTACTGCTGATACTGCATCTTGTCCAGCAAAGTTAGCAAAGATACCCTTAGAATCAACTATTGATATACCACTACTTTGACTTCCATTACCAGTATGACTAGCTTCTAACCTTCCTTGGTCAGGGTCTAGTAATATAGTTTGGTCATAGTTTATACTTCCACCTGCACTTGTATAAGTGGTAATATTAGATTTAAGAGTAATCTTACCTGATGTACCATTTAATTCTACTTTAGGTACTCCAGCTGAGAACTCTTCTACTGACTTAATTGAAGGACTATCTATTATCCAATCTCCTATTTTACCACTAGTTGCAGTAATATCACCTGTTATGCTTAAATCTCCTAATGAAGTAATACCAAAGTTTTCAGTAGCTATAGAACCGTCTAATAGACTTATCTTCATACCTGCAGAAGAGTAAGGAGAGGTTCCTACAACATAGTTGTTAGATTTTATATCTCCTGTAGTAATATTACCGCCGTTAATGACAGTAGACCCTGTTGTACTTGCCAGGTTAGTGAATGTTACTAATTCTGTAAAAGCAAAAGATTTATTAGCAGATGTAAAAGAAGGAAGGCCTGAATTTGATCCGGCAAACGTTTCGTCTACAGTGTATGATGAATACCAATAATCCTCTCCTCCTGTAGCTGTAGGTGGTGATGTACTCCAATTAGTAGTTAAGTTCGAAAAGGTACTGGTAAGAAAGTTAAACGATGTAGCTGAAGGTGTGGCAGGTTGATTTGCTTGTGATACTTGGTAGTATACGAAAGCTGTTCTGTTCTTTTCACCATCACTTCCATCAAGACCTGATGCACCATCTAGTCCTTGAGTAACTCTTGTTATTGATTGTAGTTTATCGATAGAGATAGCTGTACCTCCAATTGCAATTCTAAAATTAATAAGTATAGGATCCACCCCTGCATTACTTACGTTTCCAAATTCTGTATTTCCGTTTACATCAATAGTTTCTGTACCAACTGTAACACTTCCTAATGTTACTGTAGGAGTCACAGTATATTCCCCTGTAGATGCACTTCCTAGTACACCATTTAGTCTAGTACTTCCTTCATATACTCTAATTCCTGTTCCTGAACCTTGGTAATTGACTACTTCTGTATTGTCTACTGGTAATACATGAGCTTCATTTAATAAAACTACTGTATAACCATTTGAACCATCTGCACCATCTGCACCATCTATACCATCTTGAACTCCGTATAGTGATATTGTATCTGTTGCAATAATTCCTGAAGAGGTAGAATTCTCTCTTGTAATTAAAGTCCAGGTATTAGTAAAATTAGGTGCTGGTTCATCAACCTCTTGAACTGTATAAGTACTTGTAGTAGAGTTTTGTTTTGTTACATCCCCTCTTTTAAACTCGTAGTAAACAGTTCCTTGGTGGTTTTGAGCTGTACCTGTTAATGTTATACTTTGAGCAGGAGTTTCTACCCCTGAGTCGTTATATGTTATTACATAAGCACTAGCATTTAATCTATTACTTTTAGCACTTATACCATCTACACCGTCAATACCGTCAGTACCGTCTGTACCATCACCACCTGCATATGATTTACTAAATGTATATGTTTTTTCAAATGATGTATTAGTTTCATTATCTGTTAAGTAGTATATTGATGTTCCTGTATCTGCTATTACAGCAGTTGGTGTTCCTCTTAATTGATTATTTACTGTTGATGTAGAAACTGAAATACCGACACTAGAAAGATATGATAATCTATATGAATTTGCATCATATGGTGATGTATTATCGTATGTATATAATTGTGATCCTTTATATACTCTAACCTCGGTTAACCCTGCACTTAAATCACCACTATCTACAACTCCAGTTGAACTTGCAGGGTATACATGGGAATCATTAGTTAAGAAAACTGTAAATCCATCATCACCGTCTGTACCATCATTTCCATCTGAACCTGGTTGAATACCGTATATTGAAATCTTATCTGTTGCAATAATAGGTTGACCTACCCCTCCTTCACGTGTTACTAATGTCCAAGTATTGGCAAGGTTTACACCTGGCTCTTCACCATCTGGAATTATATAAGTAGAGGAAGTAGTATTTTGTTTAGATACTCCGTCTTTTAGGAAGTCATAATAAACTGTACCTGAGTGATTAATTGAAGTACCTGTTAATGTTATACTTTGAGCTGGAGATTCTACCCCTGCTGCATCATACGTAATTACATATGCACTTGCTATTAAGTTATTAGTTTTAGCATTTAAACCTGGTCCCTCTGATGTACTAAAAGAGTAACGTTTTTTATATGTTAAGCTAGTTGCATTTTCTATAATATCAACATCAATATATCCACTTGTTCCTGATACTGAGGAAGGAGTAAGGACTGCTTGAGATCCTGATAAAGCTAAAGTTACTTCTATACTACTTGACCTTATATTTTCTACCCTATAAGAAGAAGGGTCATACGTAGCAGTAGGGTCATATGTGTATTGAGTTCCTCCCTTAAACATTCTAACCTCAAATTCAGATCCTACTAAATCACTTACACTTCCTGTAACTGCAGTAAACGTATGAGCTTCGTTAGTTAAAAAGACTGCTATACCATCCTCTCCTGTTGTTGTATCTCCAGCAATTTGATAATATCCTTGTGAGAGTGATGAAGTATATCCACTATTATCTCTTGACAGTACCTGTGTCTTATAAACACTACCACTAATCAATCCTGTTATTTGTTGATTTGAAACTACTGCTGTTGTGTAGTAGCTATTATCTAAGTAAACATCATAGTTCTGTATGCCGAAAGAATCAGTACTATCTTCCCAATTTAATGTAAAGTAAGTACCAGCTACTTGAGTGGCGTGTAATCCTATAGGTGTAGAAGGTATATCTAAATCTCCCTCTGTAATAGTAATGTTATCAAAAGCATTACACCAAGTATTATTTTGGTATACGTTTAATTCATAAGTACCTGGTTGATCTACTGTAATATAAGGAGACTTTAACCCATCTACTATATTACCATTACTTCCTGATACTGTCCAGGAGTAAGTATACCCTTCAGTTATACTAGAAGATATAATTATTTGTGGTGTAAGGTAGTTTAGTTCTAAAGAAGATGCACTTAATGTTACTACTGGTGTAGTTCTTATATCCTCTATTGTTACTGAGATGTTATCTGTATTAAAATCTTGATCTGTTACTACTAAAGTATATTCTCCTGCTTGGTCTATTACCGCTGTACTGTTTGTAGTACTTCCTACAATATTTCCTCCACTAGTAAACCAACTATAAGTTACTCCAAAGCCTGTTGAGTTTCCTCCATTAAGCACTATCTCGGGTGAAGCACAAGTAAGACGGGCACTAGATTTATCTATCTTAGCGTGTAATATTCCTAAATCAAAGTTACTATATATGTCATTTAGTAGTTCAAACTTAACCTCTCCTGTTTTAGGATCAGTATTTAACTTGTTTATAACATATCTTCTATCGTTAATTACTAATTTATCCTGTAATCTTAACTTAGTCAACTCTGCAATAGGTAATACACAGTTAATTTCAAACACTCTACGGATAGGATTGTATAGATCTGTTATATAATCTTCCCAAAAGTTAGCATATAAGCTATACTGTAGGTTATTAGAAGGTTTTGTTACTGGAGTGTAGTATGTACTTCCGTTATTACTGAAGGTATCCCTCTCTACTCCGAAGTTTAATGAGTTATTAATAGTAGAATTCTCTAAACTATTAGTCTGTTTTACTACATTGTATGTATTTCTTTCGAATTGTTTACCATCCTCATCTCTTAAAGCAAAGCCAGTACCTGGTAACTCGTAATTGTAATTAGCATAAAAGATAATAGGCTTAGTTTCTACTGTCTTAGCAGTATTGTCCTTGTTTATCTCCAGTAATTTTACACAATGAAGTTGAGTAGTTAACCCTGTTGTAATATTTTCCAACATAGTTCCTACAGGATTCTCAAAAGGTATCTCTATTTTTAAAGGCTTCCCATCATAATCAGGAAAATCGAATTGGCCTCTCTCAGAAGATCCTAAGATTAAATCTCCATAACCTCTATCATTGAAGTTTCTATAGCTTTTACTTATAACATCCTTTCCCTCTGCAAACTTAAATTCTATACTAGAAGGTAAATCCGGTCTCTTAACAACTATCTTACTAGTGTCTACATAGTTACTTATATCATAAATGTTCCCGTCTAAGTACCAATCATCTAAGGTCTGTACCTTAAAGTTAGTATCGTCTATAGGGTCAATAACTAGGTTAAACATATTAACCAATCCATTTATAAAGTCTTTAACTTTTATCTTAGGAAGGATACCTGTACGAATATTTCCGTCTGTGTTTGTATTAGATATATGTACTATATTACTTTCAGCTACTGAACGTTGAGGGCCATATGTTTTAGTATCAAGAGATTCTAAACTTCCATCACTATTTCTACGGTAAAATGATCCAGTTAATTCAGCATTAAACTCAAAATACTCTTCTGGTTTAAATTTGTAGTTAATATAACTCTTACTTGAAACTCCATTATAGGAAGCAGAGAAAGGAGTAATAGCTTGAGACCCACTCAATCCTGTATACTCTACAGAATCACTAAGCATCACACTATAATTTACATTCTCAAAACCTGAGTCAGGTGTAACCTTTAATTCCCAACGTACTTCATCGTATCCATTAATTCTAGTTCCTCTAGGACCGTCTAACCAAACTAACCATTCATTTAGCCTATCATCATCTATTCTTGCTCCTGGGTTACGTCCTGGAATATTAATTAACTCATAATCAAACCCTGTCTGGTCTAGTTTATCTTCTGCTTTATTTTCTCTATTACAGTATATAAACAAATCATTAAAATGAGATCCTGAAGTAAAGAAATCATTACTGAAGTTAATACCGTATCTTTGTTCTATTCCTTCTACAACTTTTAATAGTCTAACTGCTGGTCTAAGTTCCTTGAAAGGAATACCATTAGTAGGACGAGACTTTCTAGCCTGACCCTCTTGAGTATCATATTGTATATCTATATCTGATTCTACTGAACTAGTAACAGGTAAATCCCATCTCCAGTTATTCTCTCTAGCTATTAAAGGATAGAATACATCTTGTGATCCGGAAAGTAATCCAGATACTGTAGGAAAGTCTCCTGCATGATCTTGGTCAGATAAATCTATATCTCCTATCTCATCCTCTCCAAATAAGTCAGTTAACTTTACTAACGCTCCTAGAAAGACTAGTTGGTAAGATTCTACAGCTCCCTGCTCTAGGTTAACCTTAATAAGTTTCATCTTTCCCTTCTTATAAGGAAGGTTGTTTACCTCTATAACTGCATTAACACTTTTCTGTGCATTAAATCCATTTCTCACATCTACATTGTAGTAGTGTTTAAAAATACTATTATTGCTGTTAGAAGGAGGTACATTAAACTGTCTAGAAAAATCTGTAAAGACCTTACTAACATCTTTTATGTTTTGAACACTTGAGTTAATAGATAACGTTTCATCTGGAAATAAATCCAGTTGTTGCATTCCTTTATCAGTCTCTATATATACGTTTATAATATTCATTAATATATTGTATTTCTTGTATTGTATGAATAGGTGAAGGAGATAGTGTAGTTTATTAAGCCTTCGTTAACTCCTTTCTTAAAATCAATATCCCGTGTCTGCACATTGACAGGAGAGGTTACATCATCTACTGTTACCCAAACGTATTCACTTAGGAGTAACTCTTCAATCGTTGCATTCACACTCTCATCTACAAATCCTGTACTAAGTGTTATTGACCTTGTCCCTCTTGTATTATATTCCTGTGTCTGGTGTGCTGTAGTATCATAAGATATATTACCTCCAGTCCAGTTTAAAGTATTCTTACTAAAAGATTTTTTCTCTACGTTTAACTTCTCCCTAGACGCTAAATCAAATACTATTTTCTGATTAACACCAAATGCATTAATAAAGCTTATTATGTAAGGAGTATATCTAGTACAATCTACAGGCTCTACTGAAAGAGAGTTAATAATTGTATTGACAGCATTCTTAAAAACTACTTTATCTATCTCTCCAGGTACTGATGCACCATAAGTAATATATTTTACCTTATCATAAGAAAAATTACTATCAACATAGTTAACTAAAGACTCTGCATAGACTGTATTACCGTTCTTTTGGAATTCAACAGTAGAAACTCCTGTACTTCCTGAGCAATATACTGGAAATTGTATAGGAATATTGTCATAATGGTAGAGTACTTCCTGAGATATCATTACATCCGGTATAGGATGGTAGTTAGCTCCTGATAGGAAGTCATTATACCCGTCTAAAATTAGGTAGGTATCATCTCTATTTACTAATCCATTGAAGCTTTTTACGTTTAACCACTTAGCATCTGTATTGGAAGAGGAGTTCTGCGTATAAACTCCGTGTAGGTGTGATAGTGTAGCGTTGGATATTTGACTAATTTCGAAGAGTGCACCTGTGGAACCACTATCTAGTGCTTGTTTTTCTAGTAAGTAGTCCTCTGTAGTAGGAATGGCTGTTCTATCTCCATTCCAAATCCTTAATTCTATTTGAGAAGTATACCCTGCACTCCCTGATTCAAAAATGTAGTAGGGGCTTTTTGTTAGTACTATTCCTTGATATGTTGCCATAGTTTTATAATGCTTTATTAATTAACTTCAAACACAGTAAGTGTTAGTCACCCAGGTCTTTAAAAGCATCATCTACTATATCATCTCCTAATGCATCAGTTATGTTGGTAGAAAACTTCTTAAAGAGTGTATCCAAGGACTCCTCTATAAAGTATGTAGGCCTAATTCCCTCTTGTTTAATCTTCCTATTCATTACGAAGGAGAGACTGTTTAAGACACTTGGAGTCATGGGGAGTACCGTACCTTCCTTATCCTTTGCCACTATGTTTCTGGAGACTATCCATCTTTTTAATACATCTACTGGAATACCCATGCCAGGCTTTCTTCCGTCATTAACCCATTCACCATAATACTCCATATTCATATTAACGTATAGATGGGTATCTGTAGTCTCATTGGATACTTTAATACTTTTTTGAAGCTTACCTGTCTTACCTTCCCCTATAAGGTTTTTCTTAGCCAGTATCTCTAGATGGTCATTGAATTTCTGTAGTACTTTATTGGTCTTCTTTAGTTTCATAATTTCTATCATCCTTAAGTATCCAAAACAAATCAATAGTAGAGATACGATTAAAATGTCCTGTAGAGTCCATGGCAAGGACATTATACCATTGGTCTATAGCTATTAAGTTTCTATTGTGAAGTTTAATTATCTTCATCCCCCTATCCATAACTACTAGGCTTTATCCTTATCCTTATCTTTCATTTTAGGCTTCCCATATGCGTAAGGATTCTGCTCATCTGCTAATGCTAAAGCCTGTTCCTGTAGCAGTAAGGTAGCTTCAAGATCATTTCCTACCTCTGTCATAAGAAGGGCTAGTACATCTTCATCAGTATTTACAGAGAACATTAAACCCTCTACCTGGACAGATCCTTTTACGTTTCCTATTAGCTTATGGTTATGTGCACATTCGTATTCAATTTCTACAATCTCGTCTGTAGTTTTGTTATACTTTACCCTTAATATTGTCCAATTATATTGCATATCTTTATTTTATTTATTAATTAACCCCATTGTTCTATATAATCTCCTAAATCGTTTAATAGGTATACTGTTGAACCGTCTGTTGTCCATTGAATGTCTGTTAAGTTCTTAGAACCTAAATTAGTTGTTACTGGGGTTCCTAATGTAGTTACATCCCAAGCAGTACTTAATGTCCAATCATATACAATACCAGCTAAACCATCAGTTACATATAGATGTGTACCATCCTCTTTTAAATAACAACCACTAGCTCTACCTGTAATAACATCTAAATCTATCTTACTGCCTATTGTTGCAGTAGTTATATCCCAAGCAGTTGATAAGTTCCATTCAGCAACATCATACATATCAGTTCTATCATAATACCCAACAACATACATTCTTGTACCATCATTTGTGAGATGGAATCCTTCTCCCCAAGCTTGAGAACTGCCATAGGATATCCTACCTACATAAGAAGCTGTTGATATATTCCAAGCAGTAGATAAGTCGTATTGATTAATCTCATCAGCACTATTACATTGTATATACATTTTAGTACCATCTGACTTAAACCTCAATCCATTAATACCTGTACCGTCTGCTGTTCCATTAAAACTCCTTACCCAGACTGCAGTATCAGGAGCACCGTCTGTAATATCCCATTGATGTACTAGGTCGTTTCTATTTCCTGCCATATACATATGAGTACCATCTGAGCTTATATACATACCTTCTGGTATATCATCCCTAGTTGTTACATCAAACGACTTTCTAAGGTTACCTGTTGATATATCCCAAGGTGTCATTGGTACTCCTCTCAATCTACTTGCTGCTATTTGTCCATTGTGTCCCATATCTTATGCTAGTGCTAATTCACCAAATACTCTATAATCTACTGATGAGACTTTCTGTATTGATATTCTACTATATTGACCACTTGATGCAGCTGTAAAGTTAGGATTTACCAGAAGGTTTGCATTTCCTCCTACTACTGTTATAGGACTGGTATTTATATTCTCTATTTCTGCTGTATCTCCTATATCATCTAGTGAATTTTGATTTACAGTTACTGTTACTGTGTTAGAGAACCTAACTAACTTATATGAATTAGTAGAGGATATTGTGTAGGCAGTTGCAGTACTCGTTGATACTTCTTTTCTTGTACCATCTACTCCACTAAAATGGTCTCTAGCTACAATTAAATCCCCATACATATTACCAGTTGAATATATATCTCCTGTAACCTGAAGTTGATAGAGTGGGTTTTCCTCTCCTATACCTACTTTTCCATTTGTCTCAATTTTTAAATGTGAGTCAGTAACATCTTCAAATGCAGTTGCACTTGATACACCAGCTTTAAATGCCAATGGTTTAGATGAAATCATTAATCCTGCTCCACTACCATCAATATTTGTATTTGCTTGTAACCCCCATTTAGCTGCATAATTAGCTCCTTCTCTTACTGTTATGTACTTAGTTGCATAATTACTATTACCTAATGTTAGTACTTGCCCATCATTTTTAGATATGTATATATCACCAAAAACTTCTAATTTAGCACTAGGGTCTGTAACTCCTATACCAACATTACCACCATCATCAATAACTATTTGTTCTGTGGAGCTTGTATGCCCTAGTCTCAGTTGATAAGTATCAGCAGCACTTATTAGCATATGATTACCCTCACCTCTCATTTGATAACCTTTGAAGATTAACTTTTGAGTACCACCACCTCTGACAACACTAAAAACATCATTATTATCCACTCCTAGCACATGTAATTTAGCTTGTGGACCATCTGTTCCAATCCCTACATTTAATGCTTGGTCAAAAGTAACTGCATCTGTACCTCCTCTGTTGAATCTTAGTTGTCCATTGGCAGCATTCTTAATTTCCCAATAATTAGAAAGGGTGTTTGTTAATCTTAAAGCAACATCATTACCACCCTCTACATGTAATTCAGCTGAAGGACTAGTTGTTCCTATCCCTACTCTATTATTAATTCCATCAACTGTAAGTGTATAATTAGCTTGGTCTCCAAAATAATGTTTTCCATCTGTTGCATCTCTTTCCCAAAATGTTCTAGTACTAGAGTTTGGAGTACCATATGAAACATCTATACTTATGGCATCATGCCACCTCGCAGTAGTCCAACTAGTTCCTGTTGCATCTCTCCTTAACCACTTTCTATTATATATAGTACTGCCGCTTTTTCCACTTACTGTATGAAGAACTATATTATTATTAGTAGTTCCACCTAATTCAGTATTTTGGTGACTATGAAATCTAGATTCAGGACTTGAAGTTCCTATACCAACATTACCTGTCCCAGGTTCTAAGATTATATTACCATTACTTGCTGAAGTATCAAGTTTTAGTTGTGAAGTACTCGCATTTGTATAGATATGTCCACTTCTTTTAGAATCTTCATAATCACAAAAGATTGATAACCCACTTTGTCCAGTGGAATCATATCCAAATATGTTAATACCTGGTCTATGACCATTTGAAAGTGTTTCTTTTCCTATTGTAACTGTTGAATTTAAACCATCAATATGAAGGTTAGTATCAGGAGTAGTAGTTCCTATACCTACATTACCACTATCGAGAATATGCATTCTATATCCACCACCTTGATAGAACCTAAGTTTATTATCTTTTTGGTCTATGAACCCAAGACCTTGAGAGTTCTTCAAGGATATTCTTGCTGGGTTAGTTGTTGTGGTTTCAATAAACTGTCCAAAGTATGTTAAATCACTTGAAGCCTCAATATGTAATTTAGCCTCAGGACCAGTTGTTCCAATTCCTATATTACCATTTTGATTAATATGTAATCTTGAAGTACCTTGTGTGAATAAATCAATACCAAAATAACCTGATAAATAAGCACCATTTCCCGTTGTTGCTCCTGTTTGGTTTAATGGTTTATGAAACCCCATTCCGTAATGAGCTAGAT